TCATTGATGATTGCCTCGTAGAACTTGATTAATGCTTTGACGTCACGCTTGTTCAGGTGTTTGTAACCTTCCATGAGCTGGCTGTCTCTTCCTTCTAGCAATTCATTTAGTTCGTTAATTTTAGGTTGGATGAATTCGGCCACTTTGGCAATGTACTGCACAGAAATATTTTGCCCTTGTAAGAATTTGTAAGCAGAAAATTCTTTGCCTTCGGTCATAAACTCGTCAATTGCTCCTTCAATCTCGCCCATTGCTTCGCTGAACTTTTCAGCAAGCCTGTCTTGGATTGTTTCTTTTTTGACCACTGGTACTGCTGGATCAACTACCACAGTTTTCTCAGATGCAAGACGAGTTTCCAAGTTTCCAATCAACTGATGAATGTGACGCTCCTCATCATTTTGCAGTTCAAATCCTGCCAGAACCATACGGCACACCCAACCAACTGTTAAAGTATACTGGCTGTCATTGACTGCTTTGAACTTGGCAGGATAATGTGCCAATTCTTCTTTGGTGGCACAGTATGCTTCAAAGAATGCCCTGGCATCTTTATGGTCACAAGAGTAGTTGTACCAGTTAAACGCACGGCTCATTTGAATTCTGCGTTGTACTTCATCCCATGTGGCTTGTTCGGTCCATTCTGGTTCGTGCCCCATGCGATGGATGTCGGTAACTTGGATAGCTTTTAGCTTGGGCTTGCCACTGGCATCAAATTTTACTGTACCAGAGTCTTTGGCAGTACGGGTACTTCGGCCCAGTGTTTTTTTCTTTTTAGGGGGTTTTGCGACTGTGCGTTTAGTTGCTGTGGCCATGTTTTACTCCAAGTTAGTAGCGTATAGATGCTATTATAACTTATCTTTGCAAACCTGTCAAGCGACATCTAAGCGGTAAATAGCATGATGAAATAGGTCCATAATGGGCCTGAGGAAATTATGCCTAGAATCTCACTTTGGAAAAACGCTAAAACGCAAGACTATTACTATCAGGACCGTGTGATCCGTGACATGGTAGATGCCAGCGGTACCAGCATGTTGGTCCACAAATATTTAGGTCCAGCGGCAGTGGAGGATGGATCAGATCCGGCCAAGCCAAATTTAGCGGCCCAGACCGAAATTAACGAAATGGACATACAAGACATCTTGTTCATGGAAAACCGCGATCGTGTGTATGACACCACCATCTATGAATTGCGTGGTACCTATAATGTCAACGACCAAGACTTTGACTTGAGCCAATTTGGACTGTTCCTAAACGCTGATACCTTGTTTATCACATTCCATACCAATGAGATGGTCAAACATCTGGGTCGAAAATTAATGGCAGGTGATGTCATTGAGTTGCCGCACTTGAATGACGATTTACTGTTGGATGCCAACGCAAAAAGTATTAACAAATTTTATGTAGTACAGGATGCATCAAAAGCCGCAGAAGGTTTTGGTCCAACTTGGTGGTCACATCTCTGGCGCATCAAAGTGGCACCAATGAATGATGCACAAGAATATCGTAGCATCTTAGGCAATCCAGAAGATGAAGACAGCTTGAAAAATGCATTGAGCACATATCAGAAAGAAATTCAAATTAGCAATGCCATTGTAGAATCAGCAAAAGTGCTAACTCCAACCACTGGTTATCTTAATACTCCACTTGGTAACATTACAAATGTCCCAGTAATAAATGTAATGAGCGGGCAGAGCACAAGTATTATTCATGTTGCTACCCCTGAAAATTCCAGTGATCGTACAGGCGTTGACAGTGGCTTATCTTTTCCAGATGCACCAAACCAAGGCATGTTGTTTCAAAGAGCAGACTTTACTCCAACAAGATTATTTGTATATCGTGGAAATAAATGGCATAGGGTTATGGACAACTTGAACGAAATGCAATGGACCAACAATACTGTCAATGCTGGCTATTTTATAAACAATACAAATACCACCACTACACAAGGCGCAGGCGGTACTGTTAATACTGTTCCTGAGCGACAGGCACTGAGCAAGGTGTTTACTAAACCAAAGGCAGATAATTAATGGCACAGCAATATTTTTATGATCAACAAATAAGACGCTGGCTATTGCAGTTCATGCGTGTGTTTGGCGGCTTCAGTGTTCAGATGGGCAAAGATGCAAACAATGATGATTACTATCATCAAGTGCCGGTACGCTACGGTGATACAAATCGTATGAGTCAACACATCCTTCGCAAAAACAGCGAGAACACAATTCTTAGTGTACCTGCCATCAGTTGTTATATTGCAGAGCTTGTGCCCAGTGCCGAGCGGCGACTAAATCCGTCGCATCAAGATTCTGTGCAAATTTATGAGAAGGCAGTTGATCCACAGGGAAATATATTAGATAGCATTGGTGAAACTTACACCTTAGAAAGACATGCTCCTATTCCGTTTGATCTAACAATCAATGTGGACATTTGGACCAGCAATACAGAACAGAAACTACAGTTGCTTGAACAAATTTTGTTATTGTTCAATCCAAGTGTTAACTTGCAAAGCAGTCAAAATCCATATGACTGGACCAGTTTAGCAGTGGTAGAACTCGTGAACATTACTTGGACTGCTCGCAGTATTCCGCAAGGAACAGACGATATCATTGACGTTGCAAGTTTGATTTTCTCCTTGCCAATTTACTTGTCGCCACCGGCCAAAGTAAAAAGGCAAGTGCTTATCCATAGTATTCTTGCCAACATTAGTGCTTTCAATAGTCCAATTGATGCTACCACATTCCTGGACAACATTGTGCTCAATGAGCAGACTGCAAACAGCAGACAATGGATTACTTTTAAAGATCGCCATATCAAAGTAAACGAAGATTTTGTTCAATTGCTCAACAGTGACAATACTGCAAAAGACAATGATGACAGCACTGGTGCTAACCTAAGTTGGAAATCACACTTTGAGATACACGGCGGTATTAGAAATGGCATAACCGAACTTCGATTGAAATTAGGCGATGCACTGGATCCAAACGAAATAATTTTGCGGGTCGTTGAAATTCCTGGAAATGAAAATGTACTTGGCTATTCCATGGATAACAGCACTTTGCCAACTGATACAATTCCAATGATCAATGGTGTAATTGATCCAGAACGATCTTCTCCGGGCACAGCCAATATTCCTACATCAGCTGTTGGACAACGATATTTGTTGGCCAACAACATGGTTATGAATGGCCTATGGGGCAACTTAGAAGCATCTACCAATGACATCATTGAGTACAACGGAAGTTCGTGGATTGTTTCTTTTAATGCACAGGCCGTCAACACCAGTGGTTATACCACCAATGCCAACACAATGAAAAAGTTATACTTCAATGGCACAGATTGGGTATTGGCAATTGAAGGAATATTTGAACAAGGCTGGTGGCGCATAGTCAACTAACTATAAGATATGAGAGCAGTAGGCGCACTAATCGTAAGTAAAAAAACAGGCAGAGCAATGATGCAGTTGCGAAGCCCTAGTGAATCACACAGCATGTGTTGGGGCATATGGGGCGGAAAGCTTGAAGGTAACGAAGGTGACCTCAATGGACTCAAAAGAGAACTGTGTGAAGAACTAGGTTTTCCTGGTGTTCCAGAAACCATTGCAATCAGCCATGTGTACACTTTCACCACCAGAGACAAACGCTTTAGACATGTCAGTTATCTAATCTTATGTGAAGACGAATTTGTACCCATCATTGATTCAGAGAGTGCAGGTTATTGTTGGGTAAACATGTGGGAGTGGCCACAGCCATTGCATCGCAATACAGCCAAGATGTTTAACAGTAGAGGTTTTAAAGAAACGCTCGAAGGGTTATTGAACAATGTTAAGAGTAATTAAAGCACCAAATAAAAAATTACTTGACATTTATACAGGACCCCACCACCAACTGGAGTATCAACATTGTTGGGAGCCCTGGCTTAACAACCCTCTTCTAAATAATCTGTATAAAAATTCCATCAGTCACACAGAAAGATGGTACTTGGAAATTCGTCGTCTTATCAATGAGGAATTGTGGTACCATCCGTTGCTCAATAGTATAATTTTAGACCAAAGTCTCAAGACTAAACTTGTAATGAGCTCAGTGTTGGATGGTGCAAGTATGCGTAATGTGCTGGCCAATGATATGTATCCAGAATATCATATTTCTGCGGGTATCAATCTTAAAAAATTAAATCGCTGGTGTTCGTTTTTTATTAGCTTGCCTAATTCACACGAAACTCTTGTGTCCCTAAATGCCCTATCTCCCGACTAAGATCTAAGTCGCAAAATATTTTAACATTGTTCTGCGAAAGCACTTCGCAAAAACCCATATCTTCACCGTGCCAAGTTGAACTGGGTGCATGCCATTTAAGTGGGAAGTGTGGGCTTGGAATTTCATTGACGATACTGGCCTTGATTAATACACAGCCCATTCCTGTGTATTTTATTTCAGTGAGTCCGTGTCCGCTGACATCCACTGGTTCCACTGGATCAATGTTGTAAAAAGCAGTGGTATGAAATGGTTCTACTCTCTTGGAGTATGTTGCACAAACAACATTTTTATTGTGTTCAAGTAATCTGACAATGACATCTTCTGGAAATGTCATGTCGCTGTCAAACCACATGATGTGATCTGCCTGATGTGTGTTTATAGCACTATCTAACAATACTTGTCGTTGATTGCTCAATACTGTACCTGCATCCATTTCTAATACCACTGGTATACCTTGCTTTTCAGTGAATCGTATTGCGTTGGTCAGGCAAAACGCACTCAATGAATGCATCATTCCGTTTGTTGGAATGCAGATTACAACCTGCTCACTCAAAGCAGGTTGTTTATCAAAGATAGTTTTTCC